AATATCACTGGTGGTAATTTAACTATAACTGGTATAGCTAACATTGGTACGTTGGCAGTGACCGGCGACGGATTGATATCTGGTAACCTAACAGTCAACGGTAATACAAATTATGTCAATGTTACCAATTTAAACATACAAGATCCTATTATAGGCATTGGGCGAGGTGCTAACAATGCTCCGTTGACAACCAATGACAACAAAGATCGCGGCGAACAGCTTTGGTATTATTCAGACAGTGAAAAGTCTTCATTTATTGGCTATGATAATTCAGCTGGCAACTTAATTGCTGCTATAGATGTCAGTATCTCTAGTGAAGTAGTTACAGTCAACAGCTATGGTAACTTTGTTGTGGGCACATTGGCAGCAACTACGGTCAATGCCACAGGTAATATCACTGCCACTGGCAATGTCACTGGCGGCAACGTAACAACAGGCGGCAATGTTTCAGGCACTTACCTTCTTGGTAATGGTTACTATATGTCTGGCATTGCAACACTGTCTACAGTTTACTACCAATTGCAAGTACAGGGCAATGTAACTGGTAATGTACTTGGCAACTCAACACTGACAGCGTCAAACAGCAGTGGTATTCTTTATCCACGATCCGGTAACGGTATCACAATGTCAGGCAATGCCACATCCGGTGTTCTTACAATCAGCATAACCGGCAGCACCAATGATGGAACATTCTGGGCCAACAACGAAGATTGCGGATTGGTAACTGCCGCCCTTGATGCTCCTAGCGTTGACAATGGATTGGTAACAGACAGCGTCACAAGTGCATATGATCTTGGTGCAATGGATTTTGCGGCAAACTACTCATCCATTGCCAGCGATGTATTACCAGCAACTACCAATACCTATGTCATAGGCAACAGCTCATTGAGTTGGAAATCCATCTACGCTGATGGTAACATTACCACTGCCAATGGATACTTTATTGGCAATGGCTCATTGTTAACAGGAATCTCAACTAGCGGTGGTGCTGCTGGCAATCTAAGCAATGGAACTTCATCAATTGCAATTGCAACTGCCAATGGCAACGCCACAGTGTCAATTGCTGGAAATTCCAATGTTGTAGTATGGAGTTCTGGCCAAGCACAATACAAAGGCAACGTTGTACCTGCAGCAAATGCTATTTACAATCTTGGTAGTGCTTCTTTGCAATGGAACAGCTTGTATGTGGCCGGCAATACCATTTATCTTGGTAATATATCTCTCAAAGCAGGTGCTGGCAATTCGCTAGGAATTTACGGTGCTGATGGATCTACCCCAGGCGCTGTGCTGAGTTCAGGTGGATTCTCATACAATGCCCCAAATATTTCAACTACTGGCAATATTTCTAATACATATAATGCATTGAGTTCAGGTCCGATCACAATTAATAACAACATTACTGTGACGGTTGATAACGGTGCTACTTGGTCAATTGTTTAAAAATGAGTGGAATATTAAATATTGGAAACATACAGGCTAACACAGCAACAGCAGCTTCAACATTTAGGCCGATTACTGCCAGTGGCGGAATACAAACAACAGTCTATGCCAACGGCATAGCTTATCTGTGTCACGTTTTCCTCACAAGTCCGCAGTGGCCTGGTCAAAGCAACTCTTATACATGGACAGTCACTGACGGCGGAACTTCAGGAGAAGTAGAGTATCTCATCGTAGGTGGCGGTGGTGGCGGTGGCATGGACATGGGCGGCGGCGGTGGTGGTGGACAGGTTGCTGTGGGAAAAGTGAGCGGTATTGGAGCCGGAAATTATGGTGTAGGTGTTGGAGCCGGCGGTTGGGGTGCACGTGCTCCTAATACATTCCGAGGCGACGGTGCGTCTCCGCAGCAAACTGGTCAGCATCAATATGTCATGGGTTCCGCCGGTGGCGGCGGCAGCAGTTTTTGGTACATTGGCGTTGGTGGTGGCGGTGGTGGCGGAAGCAGTTACTATGATTACACCCCTGGTGCCACTGGGCAAAACGGTTCAGGAGGCGGCGGTGGAGCTAGTGGATACAGCAATGGTGGCACCAGGTCCGGTGGCAGTGGAACCTATCCGGGTGGCCAAGGCGGCGGCCAATATTATTCTGGTGGTGGCGGTGGCGCAGGAACTCCAGGAACCCCATCAACTATGCAATCAACTGGCGGTGCCGGCTTGTTCAGCGATATTTTAGGATACGGATATTACTGGGGCGGTGGCGGCGGTGGTTCAGGATACTCAATCTGGGGAGGCCATGGAGGCCAAGGTGGCGGCGGTGGAGGTGCTGTAGGAACTGCCTACGGTGGCCGTGGATACAATAATGGATCAAACGGTGGCGGTGGTGGTACAAACTCACAATGCAATACTCCCGGAGGAAACGCCGGACAAGGCACAGGTGGTGGGGGTGGAGGCGGTAGCCATTACCAAGGAAATAACAAAGGTGGCAATGGTGGATCAGGTATTGTAGTTATTAGATATCCACTTACCAATCCCAGCGAACAAAGAATAAGTTGCCAAAACGGCAGTGTAGTAGCAGTACCTGGTACTATTTTACAAACTGTATTTGTGAGAACAGACCGGCAATACCTTTACAATGCAACATCTTACAACAATGGTGGTGCATCAGGCGGCACACCAATTGGAGAGTTAGGACTAACCATCACTCCAAAGCGTGCCAACAGTTTGTTGCTGGTGCGTTGGATGATCAATGGAGAAATGCAGCACGATACTGTGTTTACTATTAATCGTAATGGGGGATTAGTGCAAACACCAGGATATGAAGGATTCAATTCACAAGCCGGTGGATTTGTGCCTTGGTCAGGAATTGTTACTGGAAAATACGATCGCAACGATGTAAACTCAACTGAAAATAATTGGTTCTTGCAATACTGGGTGCCAGCAGGATCTACCAATATCACTACACTGTATCCAGCAGTTCGAAGTGGTTCATATGGTAGTAATCAAACATTATATCTTAATCGAACTGCTGGTAACGCCGGGCAGGATGGGCATGAGGTGGCGGTAAGTACAGGATATATCATGGAGATAGCACAATGAGTAAAGTTATTGTTGGGGCAATAAGACATCCCCAGGCCAATGGAGCTATTACGATTTCGTCAGCAACTAATTTGTACCTTCCTGGCAGTTGTGTACAAGTTGTCACAGTGCGCTCAGACTCTCGTACAACATTTAGTGCTCCGGCAAGTGGTGGGGGAACAACTATCACTAATTTAAATCTCACCATCACACCTAAAAATGCAAAAAGTATGTTGGTAATAACTTGGATGATTTCAGGTGAATGCAATAATAACGTAAATTTTTTAATTCATCGGAATGGGGCATTGATAACTGATTCAGGGTATGAAGGATTTAACAATCAAATTGGAAATATATCAATTCAAGCAGGATACACCACAGCGACATACGATGGCGATGACGGATCAACTCCGTCAACATATTGCATTAGATATCAAATTCCAGCCGGTAATACCGCAAGTAGAACTTATGCTCCTGCAGTAAGATCAAGTGCCGGTGACACAACATTTTATTTTAATAGAACACAAAATTCAATTGGTCAAGAAAGTTACGAGAATGGCATCGGCAACGGTATAATCATGGAGATAGGTGGATGAGTGCGCTACAAGTTCAACAGTTAAACGGAATTGGAGTAGCTCCCACATCCACAGGATTGCTGGTTAGCAATTCAGTGAACATGGTCAATCGAACAGTGTTTAACTATCCTGGTAGAATGGTGCAAATGCAGAATGTTCGTTATGATGGGTTTACTTCGTATTATGCTCGAAACAGTGGCAACGGTACTACTATTGGTGCATTAAGTTTACCATTTACTCCGGTCTATAGTAACAGTCTGTTGATCATGGAATGGTTTATCTATTTTGAAATGCAGCATGATGCGGTGTTTGTAATACATCGCAATGACGAATTGATTACTGATTCTGGATATCAGGGCTACAACAACGTACAAGGAAATCAGCGTTGGTCGGGATTTTGTCCAGTTCCCTATGATGGTGATGAGAACAGTACTCCTCAACAAGTATATATTTGCTATGCAGTTCCTGCCAATGATACAAATTATAGACGCTATGCTCCGGCAATTCGCACTGCCGACGGTAATGATAATAGACCATTTTACTTAAATAGAACGTTTGCTGTCACTACAAGCACAGACTATGAAATGGGGGTAAGTTTTGGAACAATTATGGAAATAGCACAATGAGTACTCTTCTAACAAATCAAATACAAAATTTAGCCGGCAGCGTAATACTTCGATCTGCTGGCAGTATTATTCAAGTGGTGCAGGTAGTTAAATCTGATACATTCTCAACTACATCCACCGGATCGTGGATAGATGTTACTGGCCTAACAGCAACAATAACTCCAAGCAGCGCCACAAACAAAATTTTAATGAGAGTTACCATGACTGTTTCTGCTAACCCAGTTAACGTTGTTGGTGCATTAAGATTGGTTAGGAACTCAACTGGCATTGGAGTAGGCGATGGTTCAAGTAATCACTTACAAGCCACACACGGTGGCACCAGGGGACTATATGATACCAATGGTGCAGTTTCAGTAAATATGGAATACTTAGATAGTCCGTTGACAACGTCTGCAACAATCTACAAAGTGCAGTTTTATGGTTGGGATGGTTCAACTTGGTATGTTAATAGAATGGGCAATGATTCTGATAATGCGCTAGGCCCAAGATGTATCAGCACAGTTACATTGATGGAGGTAGCAGCATAATGCCAAGTACACTACGAGTAGATACAATTACAGACACTGCTAACACAGTACAGATCAGTACAGCAACCTTAGCCGGAGCCAGCAAGTCTGCCTATGCCTTGATGTATTATTCTTTGAATTCTGGACAAGGCACATTCACCGTTGGTGATAATTCATCATACGGCGTTACTATACCTTTCAACGCAATACAAGCTCAAAAATTCATCACCCCAAGTGCAGGAAATAATTATTGGACACACAGTTACACTGGGTACTATGCTGTGCAAGTCAACTATCGTCAGAACAGTGGCGGCGATATATGGACAATGTTTGCTGTGACCAAAAATGGTACTTCAAGTGCAGTGGGACTGTCAGCCAGGACCGGCAGTGGAGACAGTAGATTTGACACTTGGGTAATCCCTTACACTGTTGATGATACTGGAGCAAATTATCGGGTACAACAGTGGTGTGAAGGTACAAAATCAGTCACTACCAGCTACAGTAGCAGTGATCCCAGTTGGGGGAACTACAATACGTTACTTAACAATACCACCGGTAGTGGACGTGGTCGAGCTATAAACATGTTTGTTTGGAGACTAGGAGATTTACCATAATGTACGATTTACCATCAGCATTAGTTAGTTTGCGCCCAGGAGCATCTTGGAAATTAAACGGCGATGATTATAGTGGACTAGAGTGGGTTGATCCTAACTCTGCACCACCTACCTGGCAAGAATGCCAAACTGAAATGGCAAGGTTACGTAAAATCTATGACGACCAGCAATATACCAGAGATCGCAAATTAGCGTATCCAAGTATTGTTGATCAACTTGACACATTGTATCATCAGGGCTATGATGGCTGGCATGCAATGATCAAAGAAGTAAAAGATTGTTACCCCAAGCCCGAATAATATCAGGCTAAATACTGCAAGGACAATAAGCTATGGCTATTCAAGTACAATTAAGACGCGGAACAACCGGACAAAACAACTCGTTTACTGGTGCAGTAGGAGAGGTCACAGTCGACACTACACTTAACACACTAAGAGTTCACGATGGTAGCACTGCCGGGGGAACTGCAACCGTGGGGTTGACTACTACTCAGACCCTAACCAACAAAACTTTAACATCGCCTACAATCAATGCACCTACAATTGCAGGTGCTGGTACAATTAGTATCACTGGCAATATTAGTGGTGGTAATGTGATTGCCAATGGTATAATGAGTGTCAACTCAAGCAATGCAGCTCAGGCCATTACCAATGCCGCCGGCAACGGTGTGGGGAATATTGGTAGCGCAACTGGCTACTTCAACACAATTTTCGCCAAAGCTACTTCAGCACAATACGCTGACTTGGCAGAAATGTATGTTTCTGATGCCAACTATGATCCAGGTACTGTGGTCAGTTTTGGTGGAACCAATGAAATCACTATCACTGAAATTTCGCGTGATATCAGAGTAGCCGGAGTTGTAAGTACAAATCCCAGTTACTTAATGAATACCGGACAACAAGGCGAATACGTTCTTCCAATCGCTCTAACTGGTAAAGTACCCACCAAAGTCACAGGTAACATTCAAAAAGGTGACATGATGGTATCAGCTGGCAATGGATTTGCCACAGCCTGCACAACACCGGCAGTGGGAATGGTTATTGGTAAATCACTTGAAGACTTCAGCGGCGTATCAGGTGTAATCAATATTGTCGTTGGACGACTATAACCCCTGTTCAATCAATTGAATTTTCTGTTGTACTGTATCTAAATTAACTGTATTCCAAAGGCCCGGATGCATGGGCCTTGGCCACACTCCGGAATCAATCCAAGCATAGCCTTGATGCTCGTCATTTAACGTAGGCAAGAATTCTTGATCTACTGCACAAAAGAATGTGTTGTAAACAAATGTTCCTTCAGCACTGGTGAATTTTTCTATGGGTAAAAATTTACTAGATGCAAAACTTATTCCAAGTTCTTCTTGACACTCTCTTAATATACCGTCTAATAAACTTTCGTTGCGATTGCATTTGCCACCAGGCAGCCCCCATGAGTCAGGGTGCCGTGTGTCGTTTCTAAGAAGGTAAAGATATCTACGAGTGGCGCGACTAAAAAACCAAATACCAACTGCGTTTACAATATAAGATTCCACGAGCCTCCGGGATATAACCCATCGTAGCTTTTGACCCACTGACCGTCAGGTATATCACCATCGGTATTGGGTGGAATCCACTTGTATTGTATACTTGTTGTGACATTAGTCACATATTGAATATCGCCGCCTTGTGACTGCGAATCAAATACAACTCTCCATCGTTGACCATCAAATTCTACTATGTCATTGGCATTTGCAATTAGAGGTTGTCCATTGACTCCGCGCCATGCCAACGGGTTAGTATCAATAGTATAATAGGCCTGTTGCAAAGGATCATAGGCTTGCATAGAATTACTGGCACTGCCGGTTGGCTCAGTAAACAAATATCTTTGACCAGTTAAACTTGAATCTAGTCCATCACCAGGAGCACTTAACTGAGGATTTACCACAGCATCAACAGGTGCCAATGTATTGGCAGGTACAGTGCTGGAATCTACGTTGAATAATAAAAATCTATCATCAGCAGGGTTAATAGCCACTGTGCCAACAATCTGAGTATCAGGTTCCCAAGGATTGTCAAGTACAACATAACTAATACCTGGACGCAACGCACCATAGATATCAATAACTGTTGGCCACACCAATTGATCATCAACTGGACTTGATGGCGGAGTTAAACTGGTTATTGGTTCGCTGATAACATCCTGTGAATGTAGAATTTGTAGCTGACCATTCAACAGCAATACCTGATAATTGTATGGGGTAACTTTGATACGAGTGCCTAATAGCAAATCACTTTCAATGATGGCATTGCTGGCATCGCCTTGTGAGTCGTACACACTGGCAATAATACGTTCCACCACGCCCAACTTCTTGATCTTAGCCGGAGCACTGATCCAAATTGGCAATCCAAAACGCAATGTACAGATATCAATTTGATCGTCAGTGCCTTGCGGTATGTTGCGGCTACTCCAAGTCACAGATTCAAGTTCAACCACACTCAAACTAGTCCAGTCAATATAGTTGTCTGTGCTTTGTATTTCCAAGCTAGGGTTGAACAGCGTTAGAATCTGTTCAAGCAACTGCATTTTTTGATTGGTGTTGGATGTCCAGATATCAAGATTTAACGTGAGCTTGTAAGGCACAGGCATCAATCGTTCAATAGTAAACGCATTGGCCTGTGTGACTTCGTAAGCATCAGTGTCAGTGTCATAATAACGTTGTCGCACATTGATCTTGTCTACAAATGTTGGTTCTTGAATACGTCCGCGATCATAATCCAAGTTCACAATGTAGAATGTCATCAACGGTGTTGTTGGCATCATATTGGCAGAGTTCTGTTGGATAATGGTTTGAGCATTACGACTAGCATCGCCGTATCGCACTGGAACTCGTACCAAAGTATCAGGTGGCGACACACCGGCTTGATTCTGTCCAAACTCTACTTGGAAGTTTGAAAAGACTCTTGTAAACTGCAGCAAGAATCTGCGGATTTGACCATCATAAAAGAAACTTTGCATAGTTTAACTTGATTTCTGTCCAGGTTGTGTATCCGGGTACGGCTTTCTTGGTTTGTCACCACCTTGATCACCATTGTCTGCCAGCGGTTTAAGTGCGCGACTGAGACTTTGACGACTAGGTATGTTACCAAGATCATTGGTTGATGTAGTGTATGTATTGTTGACAAATGACGAGCGCAAAGTATTGTTCTCCGCACCTGGTGTAAGCTGGGTGCGCACAACTTCTTCAATCTTGACCCAACGAGCTCCGTCAAAACGGAATAATCTATTGGGGAAATAATCCAATCGCAAGCAGTATTCGCCTAGTTGCGCTTGCAATGGGAAAGCAACTCCTGGTGTCACTGGCAATCCGTTTGGCGCAATACCGTCCCCAGTTAGGTATCCTGAGGTATAACCATCTGCACGAGGAGTTGTGTTTTCATTTGTAACTGTGCGACTTGCATCTGGCGTTGTATCATCCGAAGTATATGTACTTGGATCAGCTGGCGATCCGTCAGCATTGGTTGGTAAAATGTAAAACTTAACTGTGTCGTATCCTGACAACGGAACTTCGGCTTCGGCTTGGATCAAGATAGCATCATTGATTTCAAGATCTTTGTTTCTTGTACTAGCTGAGTCGGCAATGGTATTGGGATCAGTTTTCTCAATCCAATAGAAAGTGTCAGTAATTGGTGTTCCGGGCGGAACATTTTTAATTGCCACATAATATTTGTTGTCAGCGTTGACAATACTACCAGTGGGATAAAAATTCCCATTGTCCCAAATATTGTCCGGCTCAAATGGTTGCTGCAAGATTGATTGATACTCTTGTGCATTGACCATGGGAGTGGCTTTGATTCTCCAAAGGTGTGGCAACCATGTTTGACTGAATCCTTCGCTGGCAAAACTGGCATCTTGTATGACATAAAACTTAGGCAAGGCCTTGGGTATGGCTTGACTCAACGGATGATAGTCTTTTAAGTTTGGAATCTCTAATACATCACCATTCATCAGTTTTCTACCAAACGTATCAATCATGTCGTTGTAGTGGAATGTGATAAACAGT